GGTGCAGACTTTGATGTTTCCCTTACAGGTTTTGATCCCTCTGAACTGGATGACCTGTTTAAGGATTCCTTGAAAGATGGCATTCACGATGATGAGTTTGATGTGGATGCGGAGCTGGAAAAACCCGCCATGACAAAACTCGGCGATGTCTGGAAGCTTGGTCCCCATAGACTGGTCTGCGGTGATTCCACTAAGGCAGAAACCTTCACTCTTCTTATGGATGGAAAGCTGGCAAATCTGGTGGTGACAGATCCCCCTTACAATGTAAACTATGAAGGCTCAGCCGGTAAAATCAAAAACGACAATATGGGTGATTCTGCTTTCTATGAGTTCCTACTGGCAGCCTTTACCAATACGGAAGCCGTGATGACGCAGGACTCCTCTATCTATGTTTTCCATGCTGATACAGAAGGGTTGAACTTTAGAAAAGCCTTTTCTGAAGCGGGCTTCTATCTCTCCGGAACCTGCATCTGGAAGAAGCAGTCTCTGGTCCTTGGTAGGTCCCCTTACCAATGGCAACATGAACCTGTGCTATTTGGGTGGAAGAAAAAAGGCAAGCACAACTGGTACGCTGATAGAAAGCAAACGACTATCTGGGAATTTGAAAAACCTAAGAAGAATGGCTCTCATCCGACAATGAAGCCCGTGGCTCTTGTGGCCCATCCTATTCTTAATTCAAGTCTCAGTAACTGCATTGTCCTGGATCCCTTTGGCGGTTCTGGTAGCACCCTCATTGCTTGTGATCAGACCCAGCGGATTTGTCACACCATTGAGCTTGATGAAAAGTTTTGTGATGTAATTATTGAACGCTACATTTCTGGAGCACAGACTTCAGATGACGTTTATCTCCTGCGTGACGGCAAAGAATACCGCTACAGTGACCTCCCTGAAAATAATTAACACAACTATCGAAAGATAGACTTGCTATTAACATCACTTAGAGTGATATATGTAGTAAGCCAAAAACAAGGAGGTCAAAACCATGAAAATCAATTACAACGTAACTGGTAATGAACGAAAAAGACTGGTGAAGCTCATCAGCGAAATCACAGAGGTTCCTTCAAAATACCTGGGTGTTCCATCCTGCGCTTACCAGGTCGGACCCTACCACATTGGAAAAGACGGAGAGCTAACCTTTGACACCGAAGTCACTACTACTGAACTTAAACACCTTATTGAGAATCTTGCCCATGCAGGATTTGAAGCTGAAACAGGTGAACTGGATTCTGCAGAAGCGGAACCTGAGGAAACGGGACTCATCATACAGATACCAAAAGACTCCCTTTCCGATGAAGATTTTGAAAAGCTAACAAAGTTGTTAGAAGCAAAAGGAAACCTCATCAAGAAAGCGCTGAATGTGGATGCCCTCCCCATTGAAGCCGATGATGAGCGCATTAGCTTTCCTTGGTTTTCAGAGCTGCCAAATCCAGACGAGATAAAAGCCTACTCCCAGTTCATTACAAAGCTGTGTGAGATGGCGAAAACCCAAAAGAGAATCACCGTAAAAGAAAAAGAAGTCGATAATGAGAAATACGCATTTAGGTGTTTCCTTCTCCGCCTTGGATTTATTGGAGAGGAATTCAAAACACACAGAAAGATTCTCCTTCAAAACCTATCAGGCAGCAGTGCTTTCAAAGGAGGTGCTCCTAATGAAACCGATCAGTAAAGAAAGACTGGCCCTTCTACGCAAGCAGTACCCCGCTGGTGTCAGAGTCCAGCTCCTTTGGATGGATGATGTGCAAGCACCACCAGCGGGCACAAAAGGCACCGTGTGGGGCGTTGATGACACAGGCTCCATCATGGTTCAGTGGGACAACGGGAGTAGCCTGAATGTGGTTTATGGCATTGATTCCTGCAAGTCAATCGATGAAAAGTCCAGGGAGGAGGCATAGCAATGAAGGCATTATTTGGTCGAAAGTTCTACAACCTTAAGGAACTACGAGAGGCAACTGAAGAAGCAAAGGAAGATGGCGTCATTGGTTCTGATTACACAGTGATTCGAGAAGTGGAACTCAGTGATTCAGAGTTTAAAAAGTTCACCAGTAATTTTCTAGAGGATCAGCCCTGGATCAAGAAGTCAGATGGCGGGACCAACGAAAAAGGCGAGCTTCGATGCATTAGGGTCATCAACAAAGCCACTGGCGAAAAGATATTGTCTAGTACGGAAGGCTACGAATTCTCGCGTTACACCGCGATTGAAGATTAAACTGAAAACCTGCTCTATTACTACAGAAATGACTTGCTATTATTCTCGTTTAGAGTGATATATGTAATACCAAAACAAAACCACACTAAATGGAGGATGAGAACATGAAAGAAATCAAAGCGTTTGAAGAAGCCAAATCAACCGGAGCAAACTTTAAGGAGTCTGGAATCAACAGCACCATGTACTGGGCGTACGAAAGAAGTAAGGAAGCAGGAAACGACACCATCGACTTTTCTGAGGTCATTTGGGATTACGACATTGAACCCATTGTTAAAGCCTGCAGAGCCTATGGAATCAACCACATCACCATTTCAAGCACCTTCTCAGGGCTGATCGCAACCCTTGCCGAATTTGAAAAGCACGGTTGCAGGATGGAGGGACTTACCAAGGTTAAGACGAGCCACATCGACTGGCAGACTGGCGAAAAGCAAATTCTACCAGCAATCTTGGTTAGGATTTAAGGAAAATCGAAGTCGAAAACAGAACCATTCAGTACTGGATTAAAAGCTTTGACTTAGGCTCCCCTTACGGCATTGATGAGGGTAGGATTTCAAAATTGATGCTAAAGCGAGATGACCAAGTTGTTGCGAACTATGACAGAGGCTGGGACATTGAACCCATCGACGCCAATGCGCAAGCTGCACTTGAAATATTGATGAAGGAATACAATTAACAACAAGATTAAAAGCACAATGGAACAGGGCTGTATAGCTCTTTTCCTCGTTACAGAAGACCTTAAGGGTCTATTTTGGGATCTGATTGAAATCATTGAATGTCATCTTATGTTTTAGTATGATATTAATATATTGAGCTATGTGCTAATAGGCATAATCCATTAATAACATTTGGTTATAAGAACATACTTAATAATAACAATCATTATTTATTCACTTAAAGATAATAAAGAAAAAGGAGAGTATAAGTGTGTTTGATGAACTAACATTTAAGACATTTTTATGGAAAGGACAATTGCGTGATGCAGTTGATTATCTTCGAGTATTTAAGGAAAAGGAAGAATTACTTAGCAAGTATATTAATATTTTTGATGAAGGTCAGTATTGGAAAAGAACAAACAATGAAGTTATCTTTGGAATTGATAAAATATATCAAGAATACTATAAAGATATTTTTTGGCGTGGCGTTGAAAAAGATGATGCAGAGAAGGAATTGTTTCGGAGCTTAAAGGAGTACTCTAAGAATAGTTCTCATTCTATGATAGATGATGATATAGAGAATGAGATAGCGAAAATTGTGACTAAAGAGGGGTATCAATATTTAGGAGGAGACACATCAGGTTGGTATGGTCCATATATTTGGAAAGATTCAACAAGGGTAACTTATGAAGTTGAATTACCAAACAGCATAGAACAATTTACAATAATAATGATGGATGGTTTTATATCTCGTAGCTGGTTAGATTATATTTCATTTGGTATTACTGGAACGGGTGGATGGATTGGTAAGGATGGGACTTTATATTGTGTGAAAAGTGTATATGATATCGAAAGTAAGGAATTTAACATTTCTTTTTTAAAACATGAAGCACAACATGGATATGACATAAAAAATTTTCCAGGAATATCGAATGTTGATCTAGAATACCGTGCAAAATTGGTGGAGTTAATTTATTGGCCAGATGACAAGAAGATGCTTGAAGTATTAGGTGAAGCTGATAATACTAATCCTGATAATGGACATTCAATTGCTGCTCATAGAATTGTTACTGAAATGTCCAATGAAATCTTTAATTGTGAGTATATGGATGAAGAGCTGGCTTGGACCGACAGGGTAAGTGATATTAAAAGATGTGCTTTAGAGCTATTTAGACACTATAGTGTGTAAATGTAAAACAAGAGTGTTAGAATCACACGGCAGTAATACTAAAGTAGTGATTTATAAAATGCTAAAATATAGTTAAATAATAAAATATGACTATCTGATTAGCTCAGGATAAGTGACTGGCTGGTTGGTCAGACAGCAGTGGACCAAGCGATTAAACAGTTCGCCTTTGAACGATCTTCTGTTGAACCTATAGCAGAACTCATCCAAATACGATTGAAGGTGTTTCTCGCTCAGGCCATGATAGGTGCCCATGATGAAGGCCTTTGCGTTGGAAACGATGATATGGAGCCATTTAAGATGGTCTGGGTTACTATCTGGCGAAAAATTTTGAGGGCTGTGATCATAGTCAGCTGATAAAGCATTGTAGGAACGATAAGCATCACTGAGTACAGTCGACTGATCTTCGAGATTGTGTTGCGCAAATTCTGTAAGTGTAGACCCTCTAAGATTTGGCACTACTTTCATTTTCAAGAATGTGGGATAGCCCTTGTGATTCAACGACAGCCCAATCAACACTTTGACTTTATCAGTTCCACGTCCGCGTTTACCACCTGGTGTTGGCGCTCCGAAAAAAGAATCATCCATCTCCACCAAACCGCCCAGCTGGTAATGGGCATCTCGCGAACCCATTGCCCGACGAATTTTGTGGAGCATTGTCCAGGCTGTATGATAGCAGACACCCAATTGATTGGCAATTAGTTGTGCAGATACACCCCTCTTATCATGAGAGGCCAGGAAGATCGCCCAGAACCATTTGCGTAAATCCGTTCTTGTTTTTTCAAAGACAGTACCCACAAGCACCGTTGTTTGGTGTCGGCATGCGCAGCACTCATAGAGTGGCAGCTTTCTGGTGTTGATCTCATAAGCTCTGGTATGACTGCATTTTGGACATTGAAAACCATTGGGCCATTTCATCTTATAAAGGTGGTCGTGACAGGCTTCCTGGGAATTAAACTGGTTCTGAAACTCAAATAATGTGGTCGGAATTTGTTTTGCCATGGAATAGACCTCCAATCGTGTGCTTTCTTTTATTGTATCAAGCACGTACGACATATGATGTCCATTCCTGAGCTAAGTCGATAGTCATATAATAAAATTAATTGCATTAGAATATGGAAAATAAAGGGGTTCAATTGAATCCCTTTTAGATTACCCTAAATTTATAAACCACTTGAAAATGAGTTATTTTTTTATATCTTTTTAAAGGAGGTGTCCGCATATCCGAAAACTAAAGAAGTATAAACCAACCTCTTACATGGCGAAAGATTCCCATTACAGCAAGGAGATGGCGGACTATGCAGTAGGTTTTATTGAATGCCTCTCCCATACCAAAGGAACTTGGGCAGGAAAGCCCTTTGAACTTATAGATTGGCAAGAGCAAATCATCCGTGATTTATTTGGAACCATAAAACCAAATGGCTATCGCCAGTTTAATACAGCTTATGTAGAGATACCAAAGAAGATGGGAAAAAGTGAGCTGGCGGCGGCTGTTGCCCTGCTCTTAACCTGCGGAGATAACGAAGAACGTGCTGAGGTTTATGGCTGTGCTGCAGATCGTAACCAAGCTTCCATCGTTTTTAATGTAGCAGCGGATATGGTGCGCATGTGCCCTGCCTTATCCAAGCGGGTAAAGATACTGGACTCACAGAAAAGGCTCATCTACCAACCTACTGGAAGCATCTATCAAGTGCTCTCAGCGGATGTTGGAAACAAGCATGGCTTCAACACCCATGGCGTTGTATTTGATGAACTGCATACCCAACCCAATAGAAAGCTTTATGATGTTATGACAAAAGGTAGTGGTGATGCCAGGATGCAGCCTCTATATTTTCTTATCACCACTGCCGGCGATAATCAAAACAGTATCTGCTGGGAAGTGCATCAGAAAGCTCTAGACATCATGGCAGGAAGAAAGAATGATCCTACCTTCTATCCTGTTATTTATGGTGCAGCTCTTGAAGACGACTGGTCCGATCCAAAGGTATGGAAGAAGGCGAATCCGTCCCTTGGCATCACTGTCAGCATGGATAAAGTAAAAATGGCCTACGAGTCTGCGAGACAAAACCCCGCTGAAGAAAATAGCTTCAGGCAGCTTCGACTCAATCAATGGGTTAAGCAGGCTATTCGCTGGATGCCAATGGATAAATGGGATGCCTGTGCTTTTCCCGTTAATCCAGAAAGCCTTAAAGGTCGCGTCTGCTATGGTGGACTGGACCTTTCCTCTTCCACTGACATTACAGCCTTCGTACTGGTCTTCCCTCCACAGGATGAAGATGATAAATATGTGGTTCTTCCGTACTTCTGGATACCAGAAGACAGCATTGACCTTAGGGTTAGACGGGATCACGTGAATTATGATGTGTGGGAAAAACAAGGATTTCTGTTGACCACTGAAGGCAATGTGGTCCACTACGGGTTCATCGAAACTTTCATTGAAGAACTTGGAATGAAATATAACATCCGTGAGATTGCCTTTGACCGCTGGGGAGCAGTTCAGATGACACAGAACCTAGAAAATCTAGGTTTCATCGTTGTTCCTTTTGGTCAGGGCTTCAAAGATATGTCTCCTCCGACTAAAGAATTGATGAAGCTGACATTGGAAGAAAAAATCGCTCATGGAGGTCATCCTGTTCTCCGTTGGATGATGGACAATATTTTTATTAGAACCGATCCTGCAGGAAACATTAAAGCGGATAAAGAAAAATCCACCGAGAAGATTGACGGTGCTGTTGCCACAATCATGGCTCTTGACCGAGCGATCCGCTGTGGTGGAGAAACCGGCAATTCTGTTTATGACGATCGAGGACTACTCGTATTTTAGGAAAGGAGGTTGATGTCCATGGGAATACTGAAAGGAATATTCAAGGCTCGGGACAAGCCTAAAAATGCACTTGGCGGCAGCCCTTACAGCTTCTTTTTTGGAAGCACCAGCGCTGGAAAACCGGTCAATGAGCAAACCGCTATGCAAATGACCGCAGTGTACAGCTGCGTGAGAATCTTATCCGAGACGTTGGCCGGTCTACCGCTTCATGTTTACAAATACAATGATTCAGGTGGCAAGGAAAAGAACCTAAAGCACCCTTTATACAAATTGCTTCATGATGAACCAAACCCTGAGATGACTTCTTTTGCCTTTAGAGAAACGCTGATGAGTCATCTTTTATTATGGGGAAATGCCTATGCTCAGATTATTCGAAATGCACGTGGTGAAGTGATTTCTCTCTACCCATTAATGCCAAATAAAATGACGGTCGATCGCGATTCAAGTGGTCGGCTTTTCTATTTGTACCAGCGTGGTAGTGAAGATGTTCCTACTCTAGGTAGAGACAATCAGGTGTATCTTTCACCATCTGATGTCCTTCATATCCCAGGACTTGGCTTTGATGGGCTGGTAGGCTATTCACCCATCGCCATGGCGAAAAATGCTGTAGGTCTTGCCATTGCTACTGAAGAATATGGAGCTAAGTTTTTTGCTAATGGCGCTGCTCCAGGTGGTGTCCTAGAACACCCTGGTACCATTAAGGATCCTGCAAGGATCAAAGAATCCTGGAACGCTGCCTATCAAGGAAGTGGTAATGCCCATCGGGTTGCTGTCCTTGAGGAAGGCATGAAGTACCAGCCTATTGGTATTTCACCTGAACAGGCTCAGTTTCTGGAAACTAGAAAGTTTCAGATCAATGAAATCGCTCGTATTTTTAGAGTGCCCCCTCATATGCTTGCTGACCTTGAGAAGTCGTCCTTTAGCAATATTGAGCAGCAATCACTTGAGTTCGTAAAATACACTCTCGATCCTTGGGTGGTCCGCTGGGAACAGTCCATGTGCAGAGCTCTACTCATGGAAAGCGAGAAACCCAATGTGTTTATCAAGTTTAACGTGGATGGCCTGCTACGCGGGGATTATGTCAGCCGTATGAGTGGTTATGCCACTGCCCGTCAAAACGGATGGATGAGCGCCAATGATATTAGAGAGCTTGAAAATCTGGATAGAATTCCAGAGGTCCTAGGTGGCGATCTCTATGTTATAAACGCCGCGATGACAAAATTACAGGATGCAGGTGCGTTCGCAAATATCAAAGAAACGGAGGAACCTAAATGAAGAAGTTTTGGAACTGGGCGCGAGATGAAAACACCGGCGTCCGAACACTCTACCTAGACGGCGTCATTGCCGAAGACTCATGGTTTGATGATGATGTCACCCCTAAGGCATTTAAAGCAGAGCTTACTGCCGGTGAGGGTGACATTGTTATTTGGCTCAATTCTCCAGGAGGTGATTGCATTGCTGCTAGCCAGATTTACGCCATGTTGATGGATTACAAGGGCACTGTTACCGTAAAGATTGACGGCATTGCCGCTTCTGCTGCCTCTGTCATCGCCATGGCCGGGACAACGGTGCTCATGGCACCAACAGCACTTATGATGGTGCATAACCCTCTTACCGTGGCCATTGGAGACAGTGAAGAGATGAAAAAAGCCATCGCCATGCTATCTGAAGTTAAGGAGAGCATCATCAATGCCTATGAAATCAAGACAGGCCAGTCAAGGACAAAGCTCTCTCATCTTATGGATGCTGAAACCTGGCTTAATGCAAAGAAGGCCATCGAGCTTGGCTTTGCTGATGGCATCTTGGAGGATGAGAAGAAAAGAAATCAGACCGAGGACTTTACCTATGCCTTTAGCCGCAGAGCTGTAACCAACTCCCTGCTGGATAAGGTAAAACCCAAACTAGCAAAAGAGAATACTGGCACCCCAATTGAGTCGCTAGAAAAGCGACTTTCGTTGATTGGGCACTAAATTTTAGGAGGAAAACACTATGAATAAAATTCTTGAACTGCGTGAAAAAAGAGCAAAATCCTGGGAAGCTGCTAAAGCATTCCTGGATACCAAAAGAGGTACAGATGGCATTGTTTCCGCTGAGGACACTGCAACCTATGAAAAAATGGAAGCGGATGTGGTTGCCCTTGGTAAGGAAATTGATCGTCTTGAAAAGCAGGAAGCACTAGATCGTGAGCTTTCAAAGCCCCTTAACACACCACTTACAGAAAAACCTATCTTCCAGGGTATGGAATCCAAAGGCGGCAGAGCTTCTGCAGAATACCAGAAAGCCTTCTGGAATGCCATGAGAACCCGCTCTGGTGAGGGACTTGATCCGGTGATTAAGAACGCACTGCAGATTGGCACCGACACTGAAGGTGGTTACCTTGTACCAGATGAATTTGAGCGTACTCTTATTGAAGCCCTGGATGAAGAGAATATCTTCAGAAAGCTGGCCAACGTCATCTCCACTTCTTCAGGAGATCGTAAGATTCCGGTAGTAGCTTCCAAGGGCACTGCTTCTTGGATCGATGAAGAAGGTGCAATTCCTGAAAGCGATGATAGCTTTGGACAGGTTTCCATTGGCGCTTACAAGCTGGGTACCATGATTAAGGTATCGGAAGAGCTTCTAAATGACAGCGTGTTTAATCTTGAAAACTATATCGCCAGGGAGTTTGCAAGACGTATCGGTAACAAGGAAGAGGATGCCTTCTTCACAGGAGATGGTTCTGGGAAACCTACGGGTATCCTTGCTGCCACGGGTGGAGCGCAAATTGGTGTAACCGCTGCAAGTGCTACAGCTATTACCGTTGATGAAGTGCTGGATCTCTTCTACTCTCTTAAATCGCCTTACAGAAACAAGGCAGTATTCGTAATGAACGATGCCACCATTAAGGCCATTAGAAAGCTTAAGGATGGGCAAGGTCAGTACATCTGGCAGCCTTCACTTCAAGCTGGAACGCCAGATACCATTCTGAACAGACCAGTTTATACTTCAGCTTACGTTCCTACCATAGCTGCATCTGCAAAGTCCATCATCTTCGGTGACTTTGGTTACTACTGGGTAGCGGATCGTCAAGGCAGAGTCTTCAAGAGACTTAATGAGCTCTATGCGGCTACTGGCCAGGTAGGTTTTGTTGCCACTCAGCGTGTGGATGGAAAGCTGATTCTTCCTGAAGCCATCAAAGTGCTTCAGCAGAAAGCATAATGGAGGTGTCCTATGAGTTATAACACAAAGAATTATACCGAACAGGGCGGTGAAAAAACCGTCATTGGTGGGACTCTTGAAATCAAGGAAGGGGCTGTCGTTACTGGCCTCCCCGTTCTCGATAACCAAGCTGCAAGTACAGCAGCCACAGTAGAAGATTTGGTGACGGATTTTAATGCCCTCCTCACCAAACTTAAAGCAGCAGGGCTAATGATCTCAGACTAATGAAAGGGTGGTGGCGGTATGACACTGCTGGAAAAAGTAAAAGCAAATCTTATTATTGATCATTCGGCTGATGATGAACTCCTTGAGATGTACATCACCGCCGCTACCCGGTATGCAGAAAGTTATCAGCATCTTCCTGAAAATCACTACGTGGAAGCAGTTATGCCAGCCACCACACAGCAAGCTATCATTATGCTGTCGTCCCACTTTTATGAATCCAGGGATGGCAGCACCGGTGGTTTCTTTTCAGATAATGTTCAGGCTGGACAGCAAGTATGGAACACAGTCAATCTTCTGCTGAGACTTGATCGGGACTGGAAGGTGTAGTTATGAGCTTTGGGAAAATGAATACCTTTATCGATATTGTAGAAAGTGTCACCATTAAAGATCCTGAAGGGTTCAAAACGGAAGTTGATAACATTGTAGCTTCTGTCAGGGCTTACCGTGAAGGTCGTCATGGCAATGAGAAATGGGCAAACCGAGCTTCTTTTTCTGAAGCCACAGATCTTTTTCGTTTTAGACATATCCCTGGTTTAGCTGTAACAACATCAATGGTGCTCATTCACAGTGATAAGAGATTTGAAATCACATCTGTTGAGGATGTGAAAGGACGTGGAATGTATCTTGAAGTTCTAGCTAAGGAGGTGGTTCCAAGTGGCTAACGCAACCATGAAAATGCCAGAAGAGTTTTTGATAAAGATCTCAAAGCTTGGTAATAAAACAGACGAGATTGTCTCTAAAGCTTTAGAGGCTGGTGGTGAGGTTGTTCTGGATAAAGTGAAAACTAATCTAAAAAGTGTTATTGGTAATGGAACAAAGGAAAAAAGTCGTTCAACGGGTGAGTTGGTATCTTCACTTGGCCTCTCTCCAACTAAGCTTGATAAGAACGGAAACTTCAATATCAAGGTCGGTTTCAATGAACCACGTGGTGATGGAGATGCCAATGCGAAGATCGCCAATATCCTTGAGTATGGTAAATCTGGTCAGCCACCGAAGCCTTTCTTAAAGCCTGCAAAGTCCGCTTCTCGGAAAGCTTGCATTGAAACCATGAAATCAGAACTGGATAAGGAGATTGAAAAGCTATGAGTTTACTTGCAGATTTAAACCTCATACTCGCTCCCTTTGATATCCCAGTGGAAACCGGTGTGTTTTCTGATGTGCCTCCTGATGAATATCTGGTTATCACTCCCATGTCAGATAGACTGGATCTCTTTGCGGACAACGAGGCATATATGATTGTTTCAGAGGCTAGGCTTTCCCTTTTTACAAAGAAGAATTACATCAAACGTAAAAAGGAACTGACGAAAGCCCTGCAATCTGGGGGGATAACCATAACAGACAGACAGTATGTAGGTTACGAACACGATACTAAATTTCATCATTACGCCATTGACGTAATGAAAGAATATGAAACGGAGGAAGAATAAATGGCAACGATTGGTTTGGATTCTCTATATTATGCCAAGATCACAGAAGATCAAAATGGCGTTGAAACCTATGGTACCCCTAAGGTGCTGGCTAAAGCCATGACTGCAGAACTGAGTATTGAGCTTATTGAAGCAATACTTTATGCAGATGATGGCGCATCTGAAGTGATTAAGGAATTCAAAAGTGGGGCTCTCAGCTTAGGCATCGATGATATCGGTTCACTGGTAGCCCAGGATTTGACGGGTTGCAAAATTGACAGCAATAATGTGGTGGTTTCAAGAAGTGAAGATGGTGGCAGTCCGGTGGCAGTTGGGTTTCGTGCCAAGAAGGCCAATGGAAAATATCGCTACTTTTGGCTCTACAGAGTTATCTTCTCTGTTCCCGCCACAAGTCTTGCTACCAAAGGCGACTCCATTACATTTAGCAGTCCCACCATAGAAGGAACCGTTTTTAGAAGAAACAAACTGGACGGAGAAAGCAAACATCCTTGGAAAGCTGAAGTTACTGAAGGAGATAATGGTGTAGCGGCATCAACCATCACAAGCTGGTTCACATCCGTTTATGAACCAGACTTTACAGCCGTAACCCCAACCATAACCATCGCAACTCAGCCGGCTACATTGACTGAAGTAACCTCAGGCAGTATTTCTGGAAGCCTTTCTGTTGTGGCAAATTCCAACACTTCAAACCCTGTAACTTATCAGTGGTATGAAAATACCATCGATAGCACCACTGGCGGTACTATTATCAACGGTGAAACTTCTGCAAGCTTTGATATTCCAACGGACCTCTTGGCAGATACCTATTACTACTACTGCGTCTTAAGTTCTAGTGGTGCAGAAAACGTAACGACCACAGTGGCTACTGTTGTTGTTTCTTAATGGGAGGTTTGATTATGGCAGAAACAAAAGTAAAGATTGATGAGGCATCTGAAGAAAGAAGTACCATCATTGATATCGGAGGCACTGAGTTTAAGATGATTCTTACCACTAAAGCAACAAAAGAAATTGCCAAGCGCTATGGTGGTCTTGAGAATTTAGGCGATAAGCTGATGAAAAGTGAGAACTTTGAAATGGCCCTCGAGGAGATCGTTTGGCTCATCACCCTTCTGGCTAATCAGTCCATACTGATCCACAATATTAGAAACAAGGATGATAAAAAGGAGCTTCTCACAGAAGATGAAGTGGAGCTTCTAACCACTCCCTTTGACCTGGCTAATTACAAGAATGCCATCATGGCCAGTATGATGAAAGGTACCAAAAGGAATGTGGAGAGTGAGCCATCAAAAAACGAGGTGGTCGGGTAAGTGATCAGGAGTTATTTACCCGACTCATTTACTATGGCACAACCCACCTTAATCGGGAGGAAGCGGAGGTCTGGCTATTACCAATTGGTTATTTGATGGACCTTTGGGAGTGCCACAAGCAGTTTACTGGGATATCAAAACCAAGAGTAGATTATACAATCGATGATGTTATACCAGAATTTCTATAAGTACTCTACCCAACACCTTTAGAGGTGTTTTTTTATGCCCTGAAGGAGGTGAAAGTATGTCGGACTTTGGATTGAAGATTGGCGTCGAGGGCGAAAAGGAATTTAAAAATGCACTTCGAGAAATAAACCAAAACTTCAAAGTGCTAGGCTCAGAAATGAATCTTGTGACTTCACAATTTGATAAGCAAGACAAATCCCTCCAGGCAGTAACAGCAAGAAATGAAGTCTTAAATAAGGAAATCGATGCTCAAAAGGACAAGGTTAAGACACTTGAATCTGCCTTAAAGAATGCAGCAGAGTCCTTCGGGGAAAATGACAAGCGAACAAAAGCCTGGCAGATTCAGTTAAATAACGCTAATGCAGATCTGAATAAAATGGAAAAGGAATTGGAAGATTCCGCTGTAGAAGCAGAAAACCTGGGAGAGCAGTTAGATGAATCCGGTAAGTCCGCAGAAAGCGCTGGTGGAAAGTTTGAGAAGTTTGGAGGAGTTCTTAAGGGGATCGGAACCGCTATGGGTTCTGTGGCTCTTGCAGCAGGTGCAGCTACCATCAAACTAGGAACTGAGATTGTCCAGCAGTTTGGTGAGCTTGAACAGAATCTTGGTGGTTCCGAAGCTGTATTTGGAAAGTACGCTTCTTCTATTCAGAAAACTGGTGAGGAAGCCTACAAAAATCTAGGTGTGTCCCAGAGTCAATATTTGGCCACAGCCAATAAAATGGGAGCACTTTTTCAAGGTTCTGGTGTTGAACAGCAAAAGAGTCTAGAACTGACAGAAAAGGCCATGCAGCGAGCTGCAGACATGGCATCTGTTATGGGCATCGATATGCAGGTAGCTCTTGATTCTGTTGCTGGTGCTGCTAAGGGTAACTTCACCATGATGGATAACCTGGGTGTTGCTATGAACGCTACAAATATCGAAGCCTACGCTCTTGCCAAAGGATTAGATTTCACCTGGGCATCGGCAACAAATGCAGAAAAAGCTGAAGTGGCCATGCAGATGTTCTTTGAAAATACGGAGCAATATGCTGGGAACTTTGCCAGAGAGTCCACCCAAACCGTCACAGGGTCCATAGGACTTCTGCAAGCTGCTCTAGGTTCATTTACGGCAGGTCTAGGAAATGCAGATGCGGATATGACAAACCTAACCCAAAATCTCGTAGATGCTTTCCAGTCAGTAGTTATTAATATTGTACCAATATTAGAAAATGTTGTTACTGCCCTACCTGCAGCAATGGATGCCATCCTTCTTGCCATTGGAGACCTTCTGCCTGTTCTTCTGAGCACTGTGACAGATCTCTTCAGTCAGGTTTTAGAAACACTCCTTAGTCTGCTTCCCGAGCTAATTCCAGCAGCTGTAGATGCGGTTATGACCATTGTTGGAGCGCTCATTGAGAACTTGCCGCTTTTAATTGATGCGGCCATACAGCTTATTACTGCCCTTGTAGAAGGTTTGGGTTTGGCTTTGCCTGAGCTTATACCTTCTATGGTTGAAGCTGTCATTTTAATCGCAACAACCTTAATCAATAATCTGAATCTCGTTTTGGATGCAGCTTTTCAAATTATCAGTGGGTTAGCTCAAGGACTTTTAAATGCCCTTCCTACATTAATAGAAGCCTTACCTCAAATCATCAACAGTATTATTGGCTTTATTACCAGCAATCTACCTAGACTCATTGAAATGGGTGTTCAACTAACTATTCAACTTGGTATGGGCTTGATTAGGGCTATTCCTCAAATTGTTGCTCAGCTGCCTCAAATCATATTCTCTATTGTGAGCGGACTCACCAGAGGAATACCATCCGTACTTGAGGTTGGAAAAAATATCGCAAGAGGCTTATGGGATGGTATTGCATCAATGATCGGTTGGCTTGGAGAAAAAGTTAAAAATATGGTCAACGGTATTGTTGGTGGTGTTAAGAAGGTTCTTGGCATCAACTCTCCCTCGAAAGTATTTGCTGGCATTGGTGCTAACATGAGTGAGGGTATTGGAGAAGGCTTCACCGATGCAATGAGCGGCATAGAAAAGGACATACAGAGTGCAATACCTACTGATTTTAATCTTGATACTAGACTCAATATCGATGACTCACTTCAAGGTTTTAATCCTAATAGAGAGACTACTTCAGTAATTCAACATACAGGAGTTATTGAGGTTAGAGGGATAAATACAAAGAATGAGCTAACGGGTGTGGTTGAAATTATTATGGACCAGTTTAGAAGGGAGGCTAGAATCTGATGATTAGACTTGAAACTTCTAATGGAGAAGTCTTATCGAAAATTCTTAAAGACCTCTCTCCCTTTGAATATGTTTCGAATCGTGTAGTAAATCGACTCTTAGACGGAAGTTATCACGTTCAAGTGATAGGTAGTCCTCTTAAGAGCACGGTAGGCACTATCGTATCAAGTTTTAGACAGGCAGAAAAAATTAACCATTTAATTGACCTTGGAACTCCACTGGTTATGATTTTTCTTGATAAAAAATATGTAGTCTACATCGATGAGAATATTTCTTGGAAACGGATAAATTTTGCGCACGGTAATTTGGATAAAAGTCTTTTTGAAGGAACAATTAAAATGGTTCTTAAAGAGGAGGTGTCGCAGTGAGAAGTATCACCTCCCATTTGAATGAAAAGCTAACAAGCACACAGCAAACCCCAGCTAATAAGGCTGATCCAAAGATGAGCATAAAGGTAAGTAGGGCTCGGACCACCGTAATGGATTCAGACTACTGGACCGTTGAAACCATAAGGACAGCAGATGATTTAGGAGATATATCCTTAGCAGCAAGAAGAATGGTTCCCTACGGGTCTCCAGACAGCATCTACGAGATTCACATAGAAGGCGGTATCGTAAAGACATCCATTAGAAAATATCCTGACTACTTTAAGCTTGGCTGGGTTCATCAGTTTGAGCTTGGAGAAGGCAGCGCAGTAGCTATAGCCTTTAACGGAAACTGGCAGCTTCATAGAAGAAAATGGAGACTTGCAACGGATGAGAAGCCCTTTATATTTTGGGTGGATTCTGATGGAGTCTTATGGAGCCAGCTGTGGGACCTGAGTGAGACTAAAAGGCAGATCTCCTCATCGGTTACGAAAGTAAAAGCCATAAGAGGCTGGAAAAATGTGAACTTCCCGGACAAGGACCAGGGGATAATCGTTTCCTATATTAAAACCGATGGGAAGGTGTATTATTCAAGCTACTGCCAGACAGTGGACTTTACAAATGTGTGGGAGCCTGAAAGACAACTTGCGGAATTCGCTGCAACTGCCATTTCACACAATATGTTTATCACAAATGACTTTAGAATGGGGTTTACTATTGAGGATTCCTTAGGAAACATACACTGGATGGTCACAGAAAGAAACTGGGCAGGTATGGCCATAGCAACAGAAACTATAAAGCCATATTTGGAGAGGTCAAAGACAGAACTTATTAAGATTACCTATCATGATGTGTTTGAGCCTGCAGAAACCATTAGGGTTTACACCCCTTATTCAACTGGCTTAGAGCACATTTTTCATGATGTTTATAATAAGTTTTTATGGATTGCAAACCTTGATGATGGAAACGGTGACTGGGGCAGAACCATTCAGTTTGAAACTCTTTACCCTATGTATGAGCTTCAGGTAGTGAACCTATTTTTAGAAGATATGTACTTTGGAATGGTGATACCTGTTAGTAGTGTGACCCATCTTGGAGGAAACAGGTATCAGGCTTCAGTATCTGAAGAGACTCTGGTTGGAATGAATAATGCTAAAGGGAGTGTCAGGCTAACCATTAAGAATCTTAAAACGCAGCTTGGTCTTATGATGGATGATTTCTTTATTGAATTTACTCCAGTAAATCTGGTACCAATAGAAATACCGCTACCAGTGGTGGAGGAGGTGTGGAATGAGTAAGAGTGAAGGAAAGAAGATTGCCATTAAATTTAGTGACAGGGTGATGGGAAACCTTGAGATACTGCCTAAACTACCCTTTATCATTGGGAAGTTCGTAAACCTATTTGGTTTTTACGGGGCAAGTAGTACTTATTCATCATACTATCCCTCCAATGCCTTTGATGGATCCACTTCTTCCATGTGGTACACAAGGACGACCGGTGAGCAATGGATTCAGGTAAGTACAATAAGACCCATAAGACTTGGAGGCTTCAGGTGGTATTTGGGAAGCAGCTATAGACCCAAGGATTTCAAGGTTCAAGGAAGTGTTGATGGAGTCAACTGGACTGATCTATTTATTGGAACAAGTGAGGATACTGCAGGATGGAAGGAATATTACTGGCAGTATGCTGATGCTTATCTTTACCACAGATGGACCATAACCACCAGATATTCAAGCTACCTTTACCTTTATGAGATAGAGGCATTCGTTCATGATGAAAAAGCTATTAAGGTAACTGGACTTCAAAGAGACTTTGTTGGGGGAGAGCTTAAGGAAGTAGACTACGCCATTAAGAAAATCGAGCACCACCCCACCGAGGAAAATACCCTTCTACTTACCTTGCATGACAACTACCAAGAAGCCTTTGATGAAGTAGAAGGGGCTATAACGATTCAGTACAAAGGTCAGCTGGGAAATCTAATCGGGTATGGTGGGGCAGTGGATGACTTTACAGTGGGCTT